TCTAAATTATACTCGGGGCTAGCTTGATTAATTCCAATGTCACCAGTCGCTCTTTCAATTAACATAACAGAATTTTCAACATTATTTACTTCTCGTTTTAAATCTAAATTTCCCGCCGAGTTATAATACCATTTCCATCCATAAGTTGCACTTCCCATTTTCAAGGCGGCCACAGAATCAGACAAGGAGTTTAAATGTAAATCTGCATCTGCACTTGTTAAAGAATAAGTTGTTCCAATAATTGCTTGTCCATAAACATCTAATTTTTCATCAGCGTCTGTTTTTCCAATAGCAAGTCCCCCTCTTGAAGTTGCCATTGTAATGTCTCCTGTTCTTCCAGTAATTCTAAAATCCTCAACCATAGCACCACCAGCAACACTTGTTGTTAAAAATCGCAAAGTAGGTCTTGGTGCTGTTCCAGCCATATCATTTATCATTTCTATTTGTGCTCCAATACCTCTACCACTAACATCAGAAGTATAAAAATCAATACCATTAAGGACTTCGTCAACTTCCCAATCTCCAATATTTTTAGTATCTGTAAGTCTTATTCGTGGATTATCATCTTCAATATCTAGTAAAGCATTTGGGGATATTGTGCCTATTCCGACATCTCCACCAATAAAAGCATCATTACTCAAATAAAAGTCCTTATACCTTTTTGTTGAACTTCCAATATTAAAAACATTATCAAATTGTGGCAAAATTGAACTATTAATGTTTAATGTTTCTAAATTAATACCAGTCAAATTATAAAAATAACCAGTCTGTGCATAAATATCTCCATCAATAATTGAAAGTCCTCCACTAGTCCATCCACCGTTATAATCTTGTTGCCCATTGATTGAATTTCCACCTACTAATTTTGAATAAATAGTATTTGCATAAACCTGATTCCATGAAGAATTTTCTTTATTAACAAGTTGTAAACTTCCTGAAGAATTAAATTTAAAATCGTTTTCATCAGTTTTAAGGATTAAACTTCTTACCCCTCCAAGTTCACTTAATTGAATTTCTAAACCATCCCCATAAGAGTCTATTCTTTTATTATAAGAGTCAGCCCATGCAGAAGAACAAAAAGCTCCTGTTCCAACCGGTGAGTAACATATTTCTCCTAAAACATTTAAATCACCTGTAATTGTATCTCCTGAAATGTCCACATATAAATCATCTGTCAAAGTTTGATTAAAAGAGGAATTTCCTCCTATTCCAGACAAATAAGAACCATCTCCGAAGTAATAATTTCCAGAAATATTTCCCGAACAATTAACAACACCATAATCTCCCCCAATTTGACAAGTTGTTAAACTTTCATTTCCAAATTCTGACGGAGCTCCATAAGTTGAATAAGCTCCGAGAAAAGATAGTAAGCTCAAAAGAACACACAATAAAATAAGTTTTTTCATAGGTTTAAAACTCTCCCTTTTATTTTTAAATTTCCATCAGCATCAATAATCGCAACAACAACTGAATCTATTGTTAAACTGTAAGTTTTTTCTGAAGAATCATAAATCCACGCACTACTACCTGAACCTGCTCCCTTTTTTAACATAATATTCATCTTATAACATAATCTAATTTAATTTTTAATTTTGCATTTATTGGACTCATTGCGGTTATTTTTGGGTTAAATTCAAAAATCACCTTTTTAATTTCTTTTGGTTTTAATTCATCTATTGATTCATTTAATTTAATAAATTCTCCTTCCAATTTTAAAACAACATTCATATTAAAATTTAAATTATTTTTTACAAATATTTCACTTATTGTCTTGACTCCTGCATCAATAGTTTCAAACTCCACTTTTCCAAATATTTCCTTTTTACATTCCTTATCTAAAAAAAGACTAATCTCTTCCAATTTCTCCCTCTAATTTTTTTAAAAGTTCCTGTTTTCTTTTTTTAATTTTCATATCTTCTTCTTTTAATTTTAAATCGATGTCTTGGTCTATTTGTTCTTCTTCTTTTTTTTCATTAATTGCATCAAGTAAGGCCTTTGTTACTTTGTGTTGTACTGAGGGGGATGTATTAAAACTTATTCCAATTTGTTCTTTTAAATCTTTTTTAACTTCTTTTTTTTCTTCTTGACTTTGTTCGTATTCTTCTTTTGAAATGAAAACTAAGGTACTTCTACAATTTACATGACTTGGTGGACTTTGTCCTTCCCAACCAGAAGAATCTTCAAAATCTTCATCAATTTTTACTATTTGACCATCAAGTCTTCTACAAATAGGAGAAGTTCTATCATCTTTATGAGTAATCCATTTCTTCATCATTTCTAAACCCGACCCTTTCATTGCTAGAAGTTTCCCGTTGTTTTCCGCTCTGTTTGTTTCTGTTCTAGCGATCATTTCTGCTCTGTTCTCCCCAACATTAAAAACTCTTTCAACTCTGCCTTTAAGTTTATTGATTCCTTCTCCGTTTATGATTCCTCTTTCTAATTCTGCTTTTAAATCGTTTGCGATTTCTTCTGTCATTCCTTTAATATTTCCGAAAGTATATTCTTGTAAAAATTCTAGTGCTTTTTCATTATATTGAACATTTCTATCTATTTTCTTTTCAGAATAATCCCATCCTTCACTAAATTTAGAATTTATAATCTCATCGCTTATTTTCTTAAATGTAAAAAAAGAAAATATCTTTTTAATCATTTTAGGGATATCATCTATCCCCTTAATAATCATTAAAGGTTCTTTTTTTGTTTGGGATTCCAAAACATCAATAATATTCTTTTTATTTTCTTTCAATAATTCAACAATAGAATTTTTTAGTTTTCTTTCCCCCATTTCCTCGTTTGGTTGTGAGTCTGTTCTTATTGCCTTAAATAAAGTTTTTCCATTCATTTGGTCTCGGTCATCTTGTGAATCTTGATTTATTTGATTTACCTCTTGTTGATTTGGGTCTATTAATTGTCTGTCTGCCTGTTGGTTTCTTTCTGTCCGCATTGTGCTTGTTTCATCTCCACCTTCTAATGAATCTAAACCTTCTAATGCTCGAATCTCATTCACAGTTTTTAAATTGGAATCAGTTTGTAATTTGTAAAGGGACCATTTTTTAGTTTCCTCATCTACATCAAATATTTTATATTTGTATTTTATGCCTTCAAATCCAAACTCCGAAACAATCTCAGTATTAACATAGTATTCAATTAATCTTAACAATGGATAAATAATACGTCTTTTTGCAGCGGAAGTTTGAACGATTTGATTTGCAGAACCTTTGGCATCTTCAGTGAATCCTAATTCTGTCGCAGTTAAACCATAAATTGACCAGACCATTTTCGCCCACCATTTTTGACTTTCAATTAGTTCTAACTCTTGGTTCGTAAATCCCAATCTTTCAAATTTAGGTGTTCTGTTAACCATTGCCAACTTATGAAAAACTTTCTTCCAGTTTCCCAAATCATCCGTTTTCTTTTGTGATTCAGTCCATTGTTGTCCGAACGCTTTCATGTCCTCAGTACTTAATCCATCTAAACCTAAAACTCCCGGTGGAATAGAATTATCACTAAAATACTCCAAATTATGTTCAACAGCATAAATTAACGTTTGAACGGTTTTTTGTAAGACATCCATAGGTGACCTTCCATAAATATCGTCTGTTCTTACTTTCTTTTCAAACCACACTATCTCTCTTTTTCCATAAGGAATCGGTTTTGCTCCTGTACTAAATCCATATTGAAAATAAGCACCTTTTTCTTGTGCTTGGTCAGGTGTTAAAAATCCTTGTAATAATGGATAACCATTATTTGAATCATAATCTTTCTCATCATAAATATTCTTCATCAAAATTATATCAGCTCTATTGGTAAACATCCCATAAACATCCGGGTTTTTTGTGAAAGAGATTCCATCTCTCGCCACAATTTCTACCATCTTTCCGAATGAATTAAAAACCTTAACCATTATCCCAGAGTTAATTTCTAATAAATCCGATAACATCATCTTTACTATTGTTTCCCAACTTTCAGGATTTGTGTTTGGATTCATAAAAAAATCTTCTACTATCTGCATTTCTTTTTCTTTTCCAATTATTTTGTTCCCATCTTTGTCTTCTGCAACAATTCCCCAAGGAATAGAAACAACTTCGTCCATAATTGCAGTTGTACACATATCCACATAAACAGAACTAGCTAGCTGTCTTTGATAAACTAAATTTTTATATCTTGGATAGCCGAAAGGGGGTTTATAAAAGAAATTCGGGATATAGGCTTTAGGTTGTCCTTCTCTTGATTGTTCAAAAGCTGATACTACTCCACTACCTTTTGCTTTTTCTCCGATTAACCCAAAAAAGTTTTTAAAATTCCTTTCCATGAATATAAAGTGATAAGTTAGTTAATTGTTTTAATTTTATAAAGTTTCTTGTCAAAATTACGAATTTCTATTTTTATAAGCATATGAATTTAAATATGATGCATATAATCTGGAACATTTTTTTGAACAAGTCTTTGAATTAATCTGTCTTAATTCATAAAATAATCTTCTACCTTTTTTAAAATTCTTGGCAACATAAAATTTATTATTGCAACCCGGACAAACACATGTTCTTTCATAACAATATTTTTTATAAAATAATTCTCTTTTTATCATTCTAAGCAAAAAACCAAGCACCCCCTTTTGACAAATTCATTAATTCCAAAGCATAACCTAAGGCTATTGGAATGTCCGGGTGTATTCCCGCCTCTACTAATTTTCCATCTGACAAGGCATAAGAAGTGCATTCTGCCAATAATCTGTCCGCAAGTAGTTTATCTTTTTGGGTTTTATAAGGAATTATGAACCTTTTATTTTCAAATGCCGTACCTAGACGCATAATTAAGTTTATTTTTCCAACTGTGTGTCTCTTATTTGTAAAGTCATAGTCTCCTTTTTTTCTTTCTGCGGGGTCGCTTGAAGAAGTCCAAAACAAAGTCACTGGCAAATTCCACTGATTAATGTCTTTACTTATTGACTTAATTGAATTTTCTTCGAGGCCAATTTTATCAAATTTATATCTTGGGTTAAATTCATCCCTAATCATAGTCATTTGTTCATTAACGGATAGTCCTCTTTCTTTTTGCCCATGCAATAAATAATAAAAATTATCTTTATTACCTAATCCAAAAAATGCCGATTCATCTGCTGTTACTCTGTCTGAAAATGCAAAATCTACTCCCATTGTCTTTAAACTAAATTTCATCTCAAAAACATCTTCAGAACTTAAATCCTCCCTGAAACAAGATGTTATCCATTCTCTCTTAATTAAAGAACTTTGGTTGTCTATAGGGTCATTTAAATATTCCTGTTGAAATGAAACTGAGCCAATATTGAACTTAATATCTTGTAATTTTTTTAAAGTAAATCTTTCTGGCCATAATATATTTTTTAATTCTTGGTCACAAGCACGAAATATTTTCCCTTTATGCAATTTTATTTTATTCAAAAGCAAAGAATCCGGGTGTAAAATAGTCCCAATCATCTTAAATTTCCCATCAATGTCTAGACTTGGAATTATAACATTATTCAGTTTATTTTTGTCTTTGAACCTTAATTCTGGATTTAAAACACGTTCGTCTGATTCAATATCATCTCCAATTATCAAGTCCGGCCTGTTATTCCTATATTTAAATCCCCTTATATTTTTTTCAAAAGATGCAGCCTCAAGCCTACACCCCCCAACATCAAAACAATCCTCTCTGTCTTTTCCTGTGTCGTCACGTTCTGGTCTAGGAGTTAAATCTCCCCAAATAAACCTAAGCATTTTATTATTTTTAAATTCGTATCTGATTGGATCTATAAACTGAACTGTTTTTGCATGATTTTGAGAGATATAAACGATATATTTGGCTAATTTGTTCACAATTACATAAGAAAGATAGATGATACCCGTCACAGATGTCTTCCCATGCCCCCTAGGAGCCGCCAAGGCTCCATTTTCGTCATCAAACAAGAAGTAATATATGTCCATGTGAAAATCGGGTATTTTATTGCTTACAGTATTCGGAAATATAAACTCACTATATAATTTAATATTTTCTTCATGAGAGAAGATTTCTTGCAATAATTCCCTTAAAACATTTTCATCTTCAACTTTTTTAAAGAGTTCTGCAATATCTTGTCGGGTGACTTTCATTCTTCACCGAGTAGTTTATCTATTAAAGCCTTATCCACTGAATCATCAAAATCATATTTAAGTGTAATACATCTTGGAAAATTCTCCGCCGGAATATATAAACTTTTATCTAAAACGTAATATCCATTAAAAGTTAATTTTTCAAAATAAATGGATTTAGGAAATTCTTTTATAAAATCTTCATTCATTTCAAATCTGTCCAAATTCATTTTTTCAATAATCTCCTTATTTCTGTTTCACGTTCATCTTTTGTTAAAGTTTCAATTTTTCCTGAATGTTCTATCTTAATACTTTCAGAATATCCTCTGTCCCTGTTTCTTGTTTTATTAAAAAATATAACTGATTGGGGGTTTCCTGAACTAATTAATTTAAATAAAGCATTTTCTCCAAAGTCTTTAAGTATAAACTCGGATTCTTCTACTGCCTTTTTATACACCTTGTCTTTTTTTAACCATTCATAATGTGTTGAGTTATTTATCCCGACTTGTTTTGCTGCGGAGGACACAATTCCTAATTGTCTAATAATCGCCTCAATCATTAATTTCTTTTTTGCCTTTAATCCCTTAGGTTTTTGTTGGATTTTATTGGATTTTTTCATTCAAACCACACTCCTTAATACTCTTTGCCACAATATTGACTGCTGCCTCATTTTTTCTTGGGTTTTTTGCATAAGGAATAATCTCAGCTACCGGGATATATTCTATTTTTAATTTATTTGTATCTTTCATATTCTCTTTAATAAAAATGTAATTTCTTGTAAGGTAAAATTATTTGCATCATTCCACCCTAAAGAATAATCATCTTTTGATGGTAATTGAGTTCGTTCTATATTTTTTATTAATTCTTCTAAATAGTTTTTAATTTCTTTTTTAATCATTTTCTTGAACAGTTTTTTCTAATTCTCCTATATATTTTTCAATGTGTTTTGAAACCCATTTGTCTTTTCCGTATTTTTCTAAATATAATCCTATTAACTCCAAAGAGTAATAATTTCCACTCAAATCTTCAATTTCACTTCTTAACCGATATTTATACATTTTTTAAATTCCTTGCTATTAATTTATTTTGTGTAATTAATTGACTTGAACCGGCATTAAAATTTAATGCCCTAGCTTGTTCTGTTCTTATTTGCGCATTAATTAATTCTTTTTGTTGTTTAGTATGGTGAGAAATTTCCCAAGCCAAAAGCATCAAACATATGATTCCTAAAATCCACCAACTAAATTTATAATTATAAATGAAGTATAAACTAGCAATAATCACTAAAGCATTTCCTAAGTTTTTGACCATTTTGTTTTTTATAAAAAAATAAAAAAAATAAAGTTTTAAAGTTTTAAAGTTTTAATCTATCCCCAATAGCTTTTTTAATTTCATTAATCTCATTATTAATAAAAATTAATCGTTCATTAACTGCGACAAGTTCTGCTTTTTCTTTTTCGCTTTGAGTATATTTTGTAATTAAATTTAATTTATCTCTTAGTTCTTTCAAATCTTCAGGCATTTCTTCATCTACAACTTTAACTTTTAAATCTGCGATTCTTTTTTCTAATGATGTTCGTTCATTTGATAAATTTTTATAAGCCAATTTTATCCCTTCTTCAGTATAGTCAACTTCCATACTCTGGTTCACAGTAGAAATTAATTTTTCTTTTTCAATAACATCTCCATTCTCATCAATTTTTTCTTCTGTTTTATTCTCTGCAAAATGTGTCTTTTTCTGTTTTAAAATTTTTCTTCGGTCATCATAAGTTAAACTTGATTTTTCATTTTCTTGTGTCATTTTTCACCTCCGTTAACTTTCTCTTTTTCTTTGGAATTTAGGTATAATTCTTTTAAAAGGTTAACTTGTTTTTTCCCATAATCTGTCAAAGAAATTAAAATTATTTTTCCCCTTTGTTCATCAGCCCTAGTTTTCAAAACAACACCGTCTCTCGCCCATCTCGAAATTAAAATCGACGCCACACTCAAGGTCAAATCAGCAATTTTTGCTAATTCAGAAATATTTCTAGTTCTGTTATCAATTTCAAACAAAAACTTCATGTACCTTTCATTAATTACCTCTAACATAAATAAACTCTCCCTTTCTCATCTTTTTTTACAATAAGAATACTCAAAATTAAATTTAAAGAATTATAATCAACTCCAATCACTCTGACAATACTAGCTTTAAAAATAGGATTTTTTTGTTTTTTTAAAAAATCCTCAACTTTTTTAAAAGTTGCCAAATTTATATTTTTTCTATTTGAACCCATATAATTATAGTTATATAATTATACTTTATAAAGTTTTTGGTTAAATGGTGTATAAATTATCTCCCCTCTTTTTTCTCCAATTTTAGAAACTAATATTTTGCTAAAAATATTTTTCTCCAATAACCACTGACATTTTTCTTTTTCTAATTTATCAAGTATTCCTCTCATCTTTGATTCAATCCCTATAATTTCATAATAAGATTCATACTCATTAGAAAATCTTAATCTAAAAGCGATAAAATCAGGAAAACCTGAACCAAGCATTAAAGGAATCCCTTTCCCCCTAAAAAGATTTTTAGAATCAATCAATCTTCCAAAATTAAACCCTGCTTGATTAGAATATTCTTTTTTATTTAATTCAAATGATACATTTTTTGACCATTTTAATACAATCCATCCTTTACTTTCTAGATCATGCTTTGTTTTTAGTTCAAATCGCTTACCTTTTGCCCTCGATTTCTTCCCCATCTCTTTTTTATCCATTTTTCCCTATTTGTAATTAATATAAATAAAAAAAATAAAATTTAAATAATTTTCTATTTCCAAGCAAAATATGGTGATTTATGGACGACTAATCCATCTGACATCAATTTTGCTAAAATACTTCTAACTGTGAATTTATTCTTTTTAGTTATTTTAACTAATTCCCTAACAGTCAAAGCATATCCAATTTTCTTTTTTAAGAGAATCGCAACTGGATGTTCAGTTCTGTAAATTCTTCTTTTTTTAAAACTTCCGTCTTCGAAACTTTTTCTTTTTATCATTTTTACCTCCTATTATTTAGATTTTGAAATTAAAAATTCATTTGAATGGATCAATCTGTGACAATCCCCGCATAAATGTTTTATATTTTCAAAAGTATAATTTCCCCCATTTGAACCCCTAATTAATCTGTGAAAATAAAACGCCTCATTTAAACAACCGTTCATTTCACAAATATTATTACTTCTTTTAATAACTTTATTTTTGACCTCCATTGTTAAACTTTGTTTTCCTTCTTCTTTAGGAACTTTTAATTTGAAACCCCTTTTTATCAAGTCTTCAACATAATTTTTCAAATGCTTGCAAGGTGTATAATAATATTTTATGTCTGCAAATTCACCCACTGCTTTAATTCTCCTATAAATAAAATCCTTGCATTCACAATCCATTTTATAAATTAACTTTTCTTCATCCAAAGTATAAATTTTAGATTCATATTTTCCGTTTATCGTAATTATCATAATATTGGTAACATCCCAACTAAAATTTTTGGAATTTTAAAAAATTTAATTATTAAAACTAAACAAATAAAGCAAAATAAATAAAGTTTATATTTTTTCATTCTTCATACTCCACTAAAAATTCATCACCACAAAACAAACAAATTCTAAAAAGTTTGTCTCCTTCAAATCTAACTCCGATATTTTGAGGTCGTAATTCTCGATAACAATTTTCACATTTTATTGGATTCATTATCATTTTCTTAACTCCTTTTCTGAAAAGGAAGAAGAATCCCCAACAACCGAAAATAAATCGGATTCTTCTGCTATATACTTTCTTTGTTTCAAAGTTATCTTTGTCTTGTAAAAGATAGCATTTAGGTCTGCTCTAATTAGGTTTGCTCCACTTAGGTCTGCTCCCCAGAGGTCTGCTCCACTTAGGTCTGCTCTAATTAGGTCTGCTTCCCTTAGGTTTGCTTCCCTTAGGTTTGCTCCACTTAGGTTTGCTCCCCAGAGGTCTGCTCTAATTAGGTCTGCTTCCCTTAGGTTTGCTTCCCTTAGGTTTGCTCCACTTAGGTTTGCTTCCCTTAGGTTTGCTCTAATTAGGTCTGCTCCACTTAGGTTTGCTCCACTTAGGTTTGCTTCCCTTAGGTTTGCTCTAATTAGGTCTGCTCCACTTAGGTTTGCTTCCCTTAGGTCTGCTCTAATTAGGTCTGCTTCCCTTAGGTTTGCTCCCCAGAGGTCTGCTCTAATTAGGTCTGCTTCCCTTAGGTTTGCTTTTTCTCTAACAGCCTTTTCAACAGCTTCCTTAATACTTCCTTCACATTCAAAGATAACTTCGTCTGTATATCTATTTTTAATTTGTATGTTTTTTGACATTATGATTTCATCCCATTCAATATTATTTATTTTAATTGTTTTCATTGTTTATCTCTCCTAGTAATTTACTTAATACTTTCCTTACTTCTTTTGCTTCAACAGTGTCTAAAACTTCTCTGTAAGGTTCGTAGTGGTCGATTAAATCTTCAATTCTTTCTATGATTTCTTTTTCATTCATTTTCTCAACTCCTTTGATTTCTCACATCTCTTTAAAATA